TTCTCTTTAACAGCAGTCTCAGCGGTCTCTGCCTTGCCATCTGCCCAAGAAGCAGGAGCTTTAACGATGATTGTGACTTCACCAGTATCAACAACAGCATCTTCTAACGCTGTGAAAATACCAACTGTGTCAGCAATTTGGAAACGATAGCCGGTTGGGACTAAGGTTCCATCAGCATTAGAAATACCATCTAAAGTAATGCTAACACGATTGCCTGCAACGCCTGTACCTTTGGTAATCACAGTACCTGCAAGAGCAACAGTAGGAGCATCGCCTGCATAGCGTGAACGAATCAGACGCTTGATGTTGGCAACTGGCCCAACCATATTACCCTGTAGATTAGCAGGGCCTTCAGGAGTGTTTAATAGGCTGATGTTGGTGGCAACTTGTGCGAGAGATGAGAATGAAGTGGGAGTCAACAAAGCATTTAAGTTCTGTGTGTTACCCTTGTTTTGAAAAATGGTTTTTTCAGCAAGGAACAATTGCGCAGTTGTTGATACTTCAGTACCTGCGGTTCCGGTCACACCTGCAGGGGCAAAACCACCAACAAGTCTGCGTGTTCCATAGTCTTCACAAGCATCAATGATTGATTGCATACCGGGTAACATTACATTTGCCATAAAGTTATCTTCATTAAGCAAATCTTCTTTTGAGTTGATGTCAATGCGAGTAACAAAATGCTTGGCGATCTGAATGGGAACTTGGGTTTGTGTCACATTGCTTGCACTGGTTGTTGAAGTGCCGTCAATGAACTCAACTGCTGTGTGCGTGCCGGGTAAACGAGCATAAACAGTGTCGCCAACTTTTGAGGCGAACTCCTGTTCTACATTGCGTGAACCAAGCTGAGTGATGATTGAGGAATCGTACAAAGCAAGATCAGAACGATCCTGTACGATTGTTGAATTTAGAAATGTGTTAGCCATAATAATCTCCTTGATGTGTGGCTTAAAGTTTTACTTCTAAGCCAAACCTTCCAGAGACTTGGCGATCCTCACAGACATTCCAGATGTCTATGAGGCTATATTTAAAAACCCCTTGAGGCTTTGAGATTCGCATCTCGCATTGCTTGGCGATCATTCGTGGTTTTTCCACCTGTACCGCCACCGCCTGACCCTGTCTTGACATTCGTTTTAACAAGGTCTTTGCGTTCTTCAAGAAAGGCTTTTATTCCTTCCTCTAAAGATACACTATTTTCACCTTTTTTCCAAATCAGTTTTTCTGATTCATCCAAATCCACCAATCCCTCATAAATGAGATTCTTAACAACCTCTTCTTTTCCAAAGATTTTAGAGTTGCCTGAATCATCGTTGAAAGCCTTTGAGAGCTCAGACTCAAGTGTCTTTTTTTTGACTTTCTCGGTTGTTTCTTCGTATTTCTGCTTAAAAACAGAGAATTCTTTTAACTGATTTCTCAGGTTCTGTATCTCGTTTTCATTCTGTGGATTCTTTTCTTTTGCCTTGATTGACTCTTTGAGGACACTTGAAAGGCTCTCATAATCAAACATCTTTTTACCGTCTTTCTCGATCTCAGGGATAACAATACCTGCGTCAATGATTGAAGATTCAAGGGTTTTAAACCGCTTTCTAAGTCCTTCAGCTTCTGAATTGACTTTGCGTTTTTCTTCAATCCCTTTATTCTTTTCAGCCTCCACCAAAGAATAAACAGACTCTTTGATAAGGTTTACTTTTTCTTCTGGTATCCCTTCAAGGATTTTTTCATCTAACATAATAGCCTCCGCTGTTATTGTGGTGTTAAAATTCGTCTCTCTGATAAGCTAAAACCAAGCAAGTCTTTCCATTGATCAGGGTTCTTTTTAAATGCACTTGCACCGCCCACGCCTAGAATCTTCTCTTTAGCAGGTGATTTCTTCAGGTATTGAATAGCTTTCTTTTCGTTTATCGGCTCTGCCTGTTTTCCTGCGAATGGCACTGAGCTAGACCTTCCGTTAGGGTGGATTGGCAGATAGGGGAAGTGTTCTTTTGCCCAAATACCCCGCCCTAGACCGAATAAATCAGCCTCTGCGTAGAAGTCACACTCATCCGGCTTATGCCCTGAGCTTAAGACAAACTCAAGCCCTGTGATTAGATCATTTTGCAAAGCCTCATCTACACTTGCTTGATCGTACATTGCTTGAGATTCAGTTCTGACAATTCGTTCAGCTTCGTATCGGGTTTTGTTTTTGATTGCTGATTCCGTGGCTTTCTTGATGGCTTCTTGAGAGCCTTCTTCAACTGCTTTAACGACTCTTTCATAACTCTTCTTTAGGTATTGGGTCTGTGCCCCTGTGTTGTTTAGTTTTTCAATCTGTATTTTCGCTTCCCTGATCACCTTAGAAAGCTCTTTTTTTTGGTCTAGGGTTAGATTCTGCTTTCTGCCAAGGTCTAGCACATTTTTTAAATGCTGTGGGAGTTGACCATTATCTTTTAATACCGAGTCTCTTACCCCTCTTGAAACAGAAACCCAATCTTTTGAAGAAATGATCTGATCTCTAACTGAAGTAACAACCGTCTCTGAAAAATCAGTATTCTTTAAGGTCTTTATTAGTGGTGATTTAGATTTATCAATGGTTGTTTTTAGGACAAATTCACGCATTTTAGGAACATCTTTGATAACAGGGCTTGAGATAATAACACCATCCCAAGTGACCTCATTCATATCACCGCCACGGCCAACAACGACACCAAGCATAGATGACTCTATAATCTCGGTTTTGATCCGCTCATTAAACTTGATTTCTTTTAAGATTGCTTTTGCCCTAAGCGGTTCTTTTGTGACTAATTCCTGAGCCTCTGATAAGATAGGGCTTATCCGTCTTAAAAAATTGGCTTCCAGAGCGTCCATTTTTTTTGCGTCAGCGGTTTGTCTTTTCATTCAGGTGGCAATGTGTCCGGTTCGTTTTCTATTGCTTCAAGCACTTTATTGATTTTGTCGGGGTCTTCGCCAGTCATATCTTGCTGGGCGATCTTTGATAGGTAATAGTTTTTAAGCTCTTTAGGGATGCCAACTAGATCAAGCTCAGTGAGTCGCTTGGTAAATTGTTCTGATTCATTAGGCGTAAATGTTTGTGGATAATCTGCTGTATATTCATAAGAATCAATGCTCAAATAGTCTGCTACCTGCTTAATGATCCAGTACTCAAGGTGTTTGGCTTTGCGTGAAATCTCTTTCTTAATAGTTGCTGAAGCGTAAAAGTCATAAGCCTTTGAAGCTCCAGATGTGGACTTTTCAACGGCTGAAACTCCTGATTGTTCAGCAAGTTGCAAGAGACTAGACTCTAATTCTTCTTTTGCTTTTATCCCTGCATCAAAAATCCCAGCATCTGGGCTGATAAATGTTGGTAGCGCAGTGCCTTCAGGTACATCGATGAGACCCTTAGAACCGATCTGAATAGATGTTATACCCCTGAAGCCTGATCCGACCAAGATCGGGAACATTGAGGCTAAGATGTTATCTCTACACTCAGAATCTAGATTATAGAGAGCAAAGTTTAGAATTGCGATTGATAAGAACCGAGGCGATGGAATCAACTCATCGGGAGTTTGCTTTTTGCCCATAGTCAGCGGATATACAGGAAATTGTTTTAGTCCGTGATTACCCTCATCTATCGTGTATTCTTGATTACCCTTACGCCAGAACTCTCTCCAAACGAAATAATCCCAATACTTAAAAGTTTCTACCTCTTTTCCATTGATGGTCTTTTTGCCCTCTGAAAAAGTAATGGACTCAAGAAGCCCGAATTTATCAAGGCTGAATTTATTTACTGAATCAGCCTTGCGGAAGTACACATAAGGAAGCAGACCGCTATCTATTAAAGATGATTCGGTTGTTTCGGGTAAATCCTTAAAATTATCAACTATGGCAAAGACCACACCGCCATTCATAGCGTACAATATAGAATCTGAAATAGTGTCACTCATTGAATAGCCGTTCTGCATAGGGTTTTCAACAAATGCATCTAACAAGGCTGAATCTGTTGTTCTGCCAATATCTTCAGAGAACACCCCACCAATAGAGGCATCTTGAATCTTTGCTAAAAAGTTTCTTAAGTAAGCGTGTTCTTTGCGCTTTTCGTAAAAGGCTTCACGGTCAAAAGGGATAAGATAGGAACCGTCGTAGAAACCGCCTGAGTGGTAATAGAGGTCTTCGCAGAATTTCTGTAAACTGACTGCCGTGCGTCTTGTATAAGCGTGATCGCCAGACATCTCATTAGATGACCCTTCAAGCGTGATTGCATCAATTTGGCTCATATCTGAAATATAACCTTTTTAGGAGAGTTTAGCAACTCTGTAAATTTCAAAATACATTCTCATTTTAATCATATCCAAAAAGTCTGGTGAATGCCCCAAAGTGAGCTTGATTTTGTCCTTTGATTGTGTGGTCAATTTTCCATCATTATCAACTTTATCTCTTTTGAGGGCTTCTAGTTCCTCAATTATCTGTGTTCTGTAGGTCTGGTCCACGATATAGATTTGGGCTGATTGCACCAATTCAGCGAGTTTATACTCACACTGCGCTTTTAGATGTTGGTAATTTTCCTTGTATAATGCCCTGCCGTTATTCTTAAAAGGAATTGCATTTGCTATCCATCCGCTCAGAAACCCACCTGCTCCATCATTATCGAAGATTATGTTTGATTGTGGAACCCGATGTTTTAAAGCCAATTCTTTGATTCCGTCTAAAACTTCTTTGCCAGTTGATTTAGCCATTGTTTTGATTTCAACAAGTCTAAGACCATCCCAAGCACCAACGACAAAGAGGTCTGATCCCATAAAAGCAATGTCCGCAGATATAAACTTCTCCCCTTTCGGAACAAAGTCATTAGTAAATAAGTCTAGTATTTTCTCATAATCGCATAGCTTTGAAGGGTCGTCATCATACTCAAAGTTTCCCTCTAACAACCTCTCACGTGTGACTTTGTCCGCTTTTCGCAGGTTATCAATGTAATCCTTGCTTGCGTAGGGGTTATCTGTGGCGAGTGATTTGATAAAAACTCGATCTGGTCTTATCTCATTATCCCTTGATGGCTTGTAAAAGTCAGTGTAAATCCAGTTTTTAGCAGGGTTGCAAGTATACAAACATTTAGGTATTGTCTGCCACCCGTTGCCACTCAAAACCGAGAATCTACCCTTTAGAACATCGATTGCCTTTGCGTGGATCTGCTGTGACTCATCTAAAAAGCATCCTGTGAGGTCATAAGATCCGAGGCGGTCAAACTCAGGGTCAGAGGGAAAGTATTTGATTTCTCTAAAAAAAATGATTGATCCAGTATAAAATTGAACCGTTTTAGTCTGGTCGTTAAAATAATAATGTTCATCTTTCTTTAGTCCGTATTCTTTAAGAACCTTGAAAAAGGTTAGTAGAGTGGTGTCCTTGAGCTTTGTTAATTCCTCCCTAGCTATGAGCCAATTGGACATCGGTTTGCTGATTGCCTCTAAAATCACCCACAGGCAACCTAGCCAAGATTTGCCACCACGAGCACCACCTCCATAAAGAATTTCGTTATGTGTGGAGTCCTGAAGGCATTTAAAGGCTTCCAGTTGGCGTTTAGTCAGGCTGATTTGAAGATTCATCGCCCTCAATCACTTTTATTGATATGCCTTCAATTAGACTTACCTTTGCGTTTAAATCTTGTTTGTTCGAGTCTGTGTACCCTTGGTGACTTGTTGCAATTAACTTGACCAGAGAGGCGTTATAATCGCCTAATAAGCCCATTTCCATCAATTCAGTAAAGATTCTAGTTTTTGCTCTCTCTATGATGTAAGAAAACTCAGGCCTGAGACCATAATCATAGATACTTTGTCGTGATGAAAAGCCTAAAAAAACAGCTAAACCCTCAATAGTTGGGGGTCTGCCTAGATCCTTTCGGTCTTCAAAGTAAAGGTCTATTTGTTCCTGAAGTTCATCAGGGCTTGAGAAATATTGGGGTGCTCCACCGCTCACTGTGACCTCCAAGGGTTACCAAGTGCTTAATTCTATGTCCATCTCGCAATTTAAAAGAGTCTCAGCCCCTACTTTCGCTCTAATCTCAATGTCTGTCTTTGGGGGGATTCTGTAGGGTATTTTGTAGTCTTTTGAGTAGATTCTTTTTTCAACACCCTCTGAAGTCCACAACTGCCAATCTGCTGTGCTTGTTAAATCACTTTGCCAAATATAGGCACCAGTGAGTTTAGGAGTTGTGAACCTGCACTTTTCGGATTTTAGCTTGCCAATGTTAATCACTTCTTTTATTGCTGTTGAGTCGTCCGGTACACCTGCCGTTGAGGCTATTGACTGCCAAGCCATAATTTTACCGCTAGGCTCAGAGAAAGTGGCTAGAGAAAGCACACGCCAGACATCACCAGTGGTTATCTCTCTATCAAAGCCCTTTACCTCTATTGTCTCAGATTTTCGCACATAGTCAGCATCTAGGTAGTCAATCGTGACATTCATCGTGTCAGTGGAGTCTGTTGAGCTGATTACCAAAACCTGTGCTGTGTCAAGGTATGAATAAGGATAGGTTTCTCCCCACACCAAAGCAAACGAGCCTGAAGAATCCAGAGTCTGTTGACCTTGTAGGTTTTCCAGTGCCGAGTAGCTTAGCCGACCTTTTGACAAAGTCAGGAAGTAATCGTACTGGGGAGGGTTTGGGATAATCTGAGCCATTGAAAGGGCTGTAAACGCCAATAAGAAAAGTAAGTGTTTCATAAAAACCTCGTGTTATTATTCAAATATAATCTTTTATTGTGCGCAGTCCAAATAATAGTCTTTTACAAGCTCAAATTCTGCTTTATCCTCTGTCAGCTCAAACCTCAGAATCCTTAGTTTTTCAGTGCAAGGTACAAGATTTGAGATGAATTTGAAGTGAAAATGATTTAACGTGTCAACCTGAGCATCAAACATTTTATTGTAAAGCTCAGGGAATCCGTGAATGGCTTGATATGGTTCAGTCGGCTCACCTATCCACATCTCCATTGTTGCTTGTGGCGGTTCATAACCGATTATCGGGTTCGCTTCTTTGTTGCAGGATATGAGAATAAGTCCTAGTATTAGTATTAAGTATTTCATTTATTCCTCTTTTTTCTTGAAATTTACACATCCATAAAGCGGACCTGTGTACATTGTTGCAAAGTAGTCTGAGCCATCCTGAAGGCTTACCCCTTTTGGGTTTGGGTTTCTTTCAAACAAGGTGATATTTCCTGATTTACACTCTCTGACCTCAAATGGCATTTTCATTGACTCAAAGGTGTCTGGGTCTATTGGGTTATAAATTGAATCACTTACGTAACCATTACAACCCTCTGGAATTTGCCAATATTTGCAGTTTCTACACCTATTCATTTTTCCATCCAATACCTTGCGTATCGCTTGCCGTTTTTCTTTTCCATCTTTCGCTCAATAACATACCCTTCTTTTTCAATTTCGCCAATTCTGGACGCTAACCGCATACACCCGAAAAGGTTCAGGGCTTGCAGTGGAGTTATAGACCACCCTCTGAGTAGGTGCTTTTTGATTTGCTCTCTTTGTGATTTCATTTCTCAGTCTCCTCTATATCCACCATTATCGGTGTTTTTGTGTTTCCGTAAAAATATTTGCTCCCCTCATATTCCTGAATTTCACCCAAAAAGCTCTTTAACTCATCGCCTCGGTCAATGAAGCAAACCGCTTTGTTTTGGTCGTTGGCAAGAATTGTGATTTTTTCAGTCTTCTTTAGCTCAATCGGGTATTCTTTGTCAAAGCTCTGAATCTCCCTTTCTTTAGCCTCTTCTGTGGCCCAAAAGCGTTCTGATTCTTCGTCATAAGTTTTCATTTTGACACTCCTATTGCTTGGGTGCAGGCATAAACTGCTTTTTTTATCCGATTCCACTCATCAACTAGGTTAAATTCAACTGCTTTTTCGTCTAGGTCTTCACCCCACTCCCACCGCTGACATCCAATGATGATGTGTGATTGCGTGCCGATTATTTGGTATTTTGAGATGTTGAGGCAAAAGCACTTGGCAGAGCGGAGATCGGCAGAGCGGAGATCGGCAGAGCTGAGATCGGCAGAGCGGAGATCGGCTCGCACTCCCCAAGGCCTGTTATTCAGCCATCCCCAATGTCGGATCAGCACTTTGCGGATATCGCCGTTGTAGTAGGGGGCTGTTACGTGGGATATGGATCGTATGTAGTCTTTAAGCTTCATTTTTGTTCTCCTTGTTTGCTTATTAATAAATTATGTTATGATTCACCCATTGTCAACAATTATTTTCAGTTTTTTCCATCATTCAATCCTTTAGTCGGTTGCACCAAGTTTTTTAGCCTTAAAAAAGCTCCTAGACTGAGCAATTTCAGTATGATATTTCCCAGTGCTTAGAAAATAGTTCAAATATCCCTCATATTTTTCCTTTAAGACACCGCTTGAGCCTTGGATAAGACTCTGACAGGCTGAAATAAACTCTCTGCGCTCTTCTGCGGTCACTTCGCCACTTACCCGTCCACAATACCGCTCATAAAATAAAGACCTCTGAGCCTCTTGTGAGGGCTTAAAAGGGATATAGGCTTGAGTCTTGGGCTTAAGTGATGATCTTAACTGAACCTCTTTTATGATGTTTGACACCGCTGGAGCTGATTTAAACTTAAACCGATGGTCTTTAAAAGCCTGTAAAAGCTCCTCTTTGGTTATTCCCTTTGGAATATCTTCAGCCAGAGCAGTTGAGTATTCTTTGATATTCTCTGGTACACTTTCGCCTATTGCTGTAAAGTGTATTCCTAGTTGTTCAAAAACTATCTGTTGTCTTTCGGTGTCAGTCATTCTGTTATTTCCTTTTGTCCAAAAAGTTCTTCATGCATCTTCAGGTACTCAGCAGTTGAGATGGTGCCCGCTTTCTGATTCGGTGATCTGTACGGTATGATTGCATCCTCCCAAGCCTCTTGGTTCAGGTATGTGGAGCCGTGCTTTCTAAACTTCACATCTGGAGTTGACCGCACATAATCAACAACAACTGATAGGCATTTCTCTCTTTGATCTTCAGATAGCTTTTGCCAAAGCTTGAGAGCTGTTTTTTTATTCCCTATTCTACCATAAGCAGACCACCAATTTTCAAAATTTTCAATTTGCAAATTATCCTTAACCTTATCCATATCCAAATCCTTAACCTTATCTTTATCCTTTTCCTTATCCTGTGCCCCTGAACAGGGGCTGTTTAGGGGCTGTTTAGGGGCTAATAAATTATACTTTTTGAGTTGAGAAATAACTCCTTTATGAGCGTTGTTCTCTGGATTTAATTCTGCATAATCAGAAACCTTGTATTGAAAATGAATAAAAGATGGAATAAATATTTTATCCTTGCTAATTGTTTCAAATTGTTCGGATAAATCATTTAAATCTGATTCGGTTATTTCGTCACCTATCATAAATGACATTAGTCCATAATCAATATCTAAAATCCCTGCGTGGTCACAATTGTCCACTAAAAAGCGAAATAAACATTTGATTTTAGGTTTTGCAGTTCTGAACCAAGATTTTTTCCAAAGTTCTGTATCTGTGAATCTTTTAGCCATTGTATCCCTTCCCTTTTATCATATTCCAACAAACTCCACAAAAGTATTTGAATGAAATTCTCTCAAAATTAATGTCATCTCTACTAATTGTAATATCAATGCATTCTTTTATTTGCTCTGGTGTTAAATATTTTAGAAACGTTTTAATACTAGCTTCAGACTTACCGCCTATTGAAAAAATCATAGTTCCAGATTTTTCCCCATCTTCTAGCCAATTATTCCACCAATAAATCCCAATCTCTTCTAATGCTTTTTTTTGATCTTCTTTCAACTTTCTAAGTTGTTTATCAAACATTTTTATTTGCTTTTGACGTTCTATCCTTAACTCAATCTCTTCTTTTAACCTTTCTTGAATTGGTTGAGAAATATTATCTAAGGTCTCATTTGATTTTCCCCTATTACAATCATAACAAGCCGTAATAAGATTGTCAGAAGAATTGTCACCGCCTTTAGATACAGGCAAAATGTGGTCAACTTCCAAAACTACATTTGGTGTTGATCTCATACAATATTGACAAGTAAAGTGATCTCTCTTAAAAACCCTAAACCGATTCCTAAGACTCATTGATTTTCTTTTAGCCATATTTTACCAGCCTTAAAAAGAGAAACCCCTAAGGGCTGGAATCTCAGGGGTCTCTCTATAGTGTCATTGCTGACATAAATTTTCAGGTTTCCAGCCTTCCCTAAATATACATTATTTTTTGCTAAGTGGAGAAAAATAATCTATCTTTAGAATCAGAGTTATCTGATTGATTATATGCTTTGGTCATAATGACTCCTTTTATTAAAAGACACTCTTTTGCCGAAGGGTGTTTTTTTTGTTGACAAACGGTTACTAATAACATATTTTATTATTATCACTAACAAGGAGAACGAAATGATCAAAACAACCTCACTAAAGCATTACAAGAGCTTGAGGGCTCAGGGCATTAACTGCGAGCTAGTAGGGAGAACAAAATGAAGCTTACCACTAAAGAAGTAATAAAAAAGTACAAAATTGCCCGCAATACGATATTTGCAAAATTAACCGCAGGAATTTTAAAAGGCGAGCTTCGTTCTACAAAGTCAAAAAATGGCGGGCTTACTTGGTGGATAGAGGAACAATCTATCATAGACTTTTTATCATCAAATAACATAAAGGTCTCACCATTAAAAAGAATTAAGCCAAAGAGAATTGTTTACACGCCTGAAGAATACAACCGGATACTAAGGGCTGAACTTGGGATACCTTACAAGCCCTTAACCTATAGACATCAAGAATTATGAGTTATAAAATATTGAACCTATAAGCGTGTCTCGGTGGCAACAGATACAAGTGGGATGAGTTGAGAGATGATCTAGAAGTAACTGCGGTAGAATTAGACCCAGAACTTGCAAGAATGTACCAGGAGCGATTTCCAAATGATATTGTAATTGTGGCAGATGCACACCAATATTTATTAGACCATTACAAAGAATTTGATTTTATTTGGAGTTCACCTCCTTTTCCTACGCACAGCAGGATACAAACAAGTTTTAAAAACAGAGAAACCTGGAAGCCTAAATATCCAGATATGAAACTATATGAAGAAATAATATTTTTGCGTCATTTTTTTGAAGGCAAATACTGTATTGAAAACGTAATTCCGTATAATGTTGGCGGATATAGAGATGTATTAAGAAATCTAGTAGACTATGAAGCTGGCAAAACCATTCTTCAAACTGCTTTAGGAATGGTTCCCGACTCCGCACAAGCTGATTTGTTTTCAGATGACCTATACTAAGAACTGCATCAAGTGTGGTAAGGTCAAAGAGAGTGACCATCCTAGGCCTGAGAGGTGCAGTTGCGGATATGCTCTGGAATGGCGAAAATAAGTGTTGACATTGTGTGATAATAATTTATATTAAGAGAAACAAAGGAGATCAAAAATGAAACTAATTAAATGCGAAGGCGAAATTACCACAATCAACGGACGGAGCTTCCGAAAGCCCTGTGTGGGTGAGAGGATACCGAAAGGTCATCTTAGAAGATCTCCGAACGGGGCTTATTGGCTACCATCAGTTGATGCAGTTTGCATAGATAACTTTGACCTCGTTGAAGTTCCAACCCCTATAGGTGAGCCTTTTGAAGCTCACGGCGAATGGTGGCAAGAGATAGAATCATGTGATCTTGAGCGCAGTACAACTGTATTGTTGTGGGGTGATCATTGTACAAAAAAAGTGTCTTATGTCAATCGGTATCATGGAGCTCTTTTTAACCACATAGCCATCCCCTGCGACGCTCCAGCGGTTCAGACACGCCCTATGACTTGGGGGGAGGCTTGGGATAGGGATTTGTGGATAAAGGATCATTTAGGCCAAATCGTAAGTTCAAAATCATACTCTCGCTTGATTCACAATGACGTATATGATGACCTCTTTGTCTCCCAGTCCCATCGTGGTCCTTGGTATCCGGCAGTGATGCCGTGGGAGGGAGATAAATGTTAGATGGAATTTTTAAAGCTTTTTTCGTATTTGTTTTTATTTCTGGTACATTAGCTATAGCACTTGGTGTGACGCTGAAATTACATTTAGCAGAAAAAACAATTGAATCGACGCACCGCATTGATCCTGAGAAAAGGCTTGTTATTATTGATAATAATGTGGACACAATATTTATCTATAGGGAGGGGGAGAAATGACTATTGAAGAGCTAAAAGAGACGCTTGTTAAACTTGAGGGCAAGGATTATTACTCACCCTCCATTGAGTTGTTTAGCGATGGAAGCGGACTTATCCGTTCTATAAAGTTTCATAAGAGCAATATTATTTCGGTTTTCAACAACCTTGATGAACTCAAATTATGGATTAAAAAGGAGATTGAAGGATGATTGAACTAGCAACTATCGGATTAATTTTAAGCACCATCGCTCTAGTGGTGGCAATTAAACTTTGCGAACAAAAGGAGAATTAAGATGACTATAGGCAGACCGAAAGGTTCAGGTAAAAAAAGTGCGACCTTCACCTCGTGGGCGGTGTCACTGATCCCATCAGAAATCAAGGCGGTAAATGATGTGATCAAGCGAGCGAACAAGCAGAGCGAAGACCACATCTCTAATCGTGAAGCTCTTAAGCTCTCTCTGGAAGCGTGGGAGAGGGCAGGGTTTCCGTGCTGATGTTCCCTAAGCCGAAAGCTAGGAAGCCGACCAAAGCCCTGACCCCTGAAAAGATGATACAGGCCGAAATAGAGTGTTTGTGCCACCTTAAAGGGTTTAGATTCATTCACATCCCAGATGGAGTGTTAGGCTATCTAGCACGTGCAAATCCACAGGTTAGAGCCTTGATCTCAAAGTATTTTTGCGGTATCCCTGACCTCTTGATCTTTGCTCCTGCGGATAAATACAACCACTGCCTTATGCTAGAACTGAAAACCGAGGCAGGGAAGCTGAGTCAAGGGCAAAAAAACTGGCACAAAGGGCAAAATGTTGTTACTGCTTATGGCTTAAATGAAGCTAAAACGGCACTTTTGGAATTTGAGGAATTTATTTCATAATAATTGAACTTTTTTTATTGAAAGTATTGACAATAGGTGAATATTAATATAATTTAATAATATCACTAACAAGGAGAACGAAAATGAAAACGGTATATCTAAGCAACTTCTTAACACCTGCCATAGCTTTAGCTATGGCTAATGCTATGGCACCAGTCACAATTATTTGTGACGCAGATGGAATTAATTATTTGATATCTAACGCTAATCAAAAGCTTATCA